TTATATGTTGGATTATATCCAATAGTATTAGTAAAAACTAATGTTGCACCAGTTCTTTTTGATGTATTATAAGAATACCTACCTCCTCCTTGAGTAGCTGAAGAACCAAGGTCAGGGTGATAAATATATCCTGTTTCATAATACCTTTGACACCTCTGTAAATTCACATCAACAGGCAAGAACTCAAAATCAGATGCAGTTGTTCCAGCTTCTAATTGTACTCCTGTTAAATAAAAATCATTAGATGTGCTATCTGCTACATTGACTTGACCAACAGCTCTGTTAGCAGTTACTGTAGATTCCCAAGAAGTTGCTAATGTTCCAGATGTATAATCAGTTCCAGCACCCAACCAAAGTTGTAAACTTATACTTGGACCATTATCATTTCCTAAAACACCAGTAGTATCTCCTTCAAAAGTAATAGTTTTCTTTTCCCAAGTGTTAGTTACATTTACTGTATAAGATTTTGAAATAGTTCTTGAATTATCTTGATCTTGTAATGTGGCTATAAAAGTTCCAGTTTTTGTAGATTTAACCCAAAATGATAAAGTTAAAGATACCGCACTAGCAGTTCCTTTTTTTAAATATTGTAAATTTTGTCCTTCAAATGATTGTTCTAAAATTAAAACATCAGCACCAGAAGGAGCAGCATCAGCAGTAGTACAATCCATTTTTAATGATGTTGCAAAACCTTGTCCAGTAGGAACATCAGTTGATTGTGATTGTGTCCAAGTTCCTAAAGAATTTATAACTGTTTGGAATCTATCAACTGTATTATAACCAGATGTAGTTATAGAAGCCACACTTGTGCTTCTTTGAGCAATACTCATATCACCATTGATGATGATGTTCTTAGATCCAACGGTATTTAAAGAAACATAAGTACCTGTTCTTGGTGAGACTTTATCTACTTTTAATTCACTCATTATACAATTACCAAGGTTCCTGTTACCGTTACTGTTTCTGCGAAAGTAACTGGACCTGCAAGGACTGCCGATTCAATAGTTAAAATATTATTAATGGTTTCAGCGTGCGTATAAATATATTCAGCACCTGGTTTATTTCCAATGTAAGTTGTCGTGTATAAACTATCCATGACTTCTCCTATGTACTAATACTATCAACTCGACTTAACCATACATCAACACTTGATGCGGTATCGGCTAAACCATATAACACATCTGCATTTTGCATAACAATTTTAGAACCACCTGTTATAAGTTCAGTAGAACTTGCGGGTGGAACACTTAAATCTTTAGCAATGTATCTGTCTGTTCCTAAACCACCTTTATCAATATAGACATCAACCGTGACTGCTGATGCTGTAATGTTGGTTAATCTTAAACCAATAATTGCATCATCAGAATCTGCGGTTAATAAAGTCGTCTCAGTATTACTTATCTGTGCGCCTGTTGATTCAAAATCTTGTGCCATATATATTTTCTCCTATAACGCTATTGCCATGGCAACAGAAAAACCAGCTGTTGCTACTGGACTATTATTTACTGACAAAGAACTTGCGTTCACTGCTCCTAAATTTGCCATTATATCTACCATGGTTGTGCCATCTGTGTAAACAAAAGTTTTTGTACCTTGAGTCAGTTCAACACCTGTTCCTCCAGTTGGAGCAAAAGTTAATGAGTATGAACCGCTTGTATTATTGAATACCGTGTATTTACTTTCCACAGCGTCTGTAAATACATTAATGTTTCCTGTTAAAGCACCTGTAAATTCTAATATAGCATTATGTACTTGATCATCTGTAGTAGAATCATCTGTATTTGTAGTAGAATTATTTGATGTTAAAGTTACATTAGAAGAACCAGCAACATTTACAGATACATAACCTTTTACTGAACTATCAATTCTATTAAAAACATAATTAACTAAATTACCCCAATTATTTGCGTTTTCTCCAGATCCTTGACGTTCTAATTTTAGTCTTGATGTAAATGTTGATGCCATAGGTACTTATACTCCTAATTTTATATATTGTAAATAATAACTATTTGTCATATTTTGTCTAGTGAATATTGCTCCAAATTTCAGTATTAGTGGATTGAATTGTATTCCAAATTTCCGTATTAGCGGGTTGAATTGGATTCCAATTTTCTATAATAGTAGGTTCAATTGGATTCCAAAATTTAAGAGTAGCAATAGCTGTATTTACTTGAGATCCAGTTATAATAACTCCTGTTCCTTCTGCTACTGTTATAGTATTAACAGTTATATTTGCCTCTGAGCCTGTTATATCAAAAATAGCTTGACCACTAATCGTTACATTTCCAGTATCAGCGTTTAATTCTTCTCCTGTAACATTTGTAAAACTATCTGCTGTTATAAGTACATTTCCTAAAGATACTTCTAAATCTATTTCTGGACCAGTTTGAATTGTAACAGATCCTCCAGCTTGAATAGAAATAAACCCTTGAGATATATTTAATTGTTCTCCAGTAATATTCGTTAAAGAAGATGCAGCTATACTTTCTTCTCCTTGGAATATATTTAATTCTTCTCCTGTTATATCAGTTAAAGAAGATGCAATTACACTTTCTTCTCCTTGGAATATATTTAATTCTTCTCCTGTTATGTTAATATTAGGAGAAATACTAATTATTGTATTTCCTTGAGATATATTTAATTCTTCTCCTGTTATTGGAAGAAAAGAACTTATAGAGAGAGTAACGTTACCAACATCAATATTAATTAAATTAGTAGTAACTGAAACTAAATTTCCTACACCTTCTAATACAGTTACATTTCCAGTATTAGCATTTAAAATTTGTCCTGTTACTTCAACAGGTATAGGTTCATTCCACGCACCTTGATTCCAAGTGCCTCTACTATAACCAGTAATATTGGCCATAAGGAATTTCTCCTTATGCTATTCTAATTAAGCCGTTAGTAGCGTCTGCGTTAGGAAACTGTAATTCAAATGTACCGTTAGTAGATGTTTTAACTCCACCAAAATCTAAAACAGCAATTGATGAGTTACTATTATTTGCATTATAAATTAATGCAGCTTGAGCAGAAATAGTTGCATTAGCCCATGAAACATTATCAGCATCAAAAATAGCTGTAGTTCCATCAACTGTTATTGTAACGTTGGTTAAAGTTTCACCACCTATAACATAGTTAGTACCGCTATCTGAAATTTCATTAGAAGTAATGTACGCTGTAGTGTTTTCATTCAAAGTCGCAGTATTATCGTATAATGCACATTTTAATGTTTGTGACTCTAGGTTTCCACCCGGCGACATTAAATCCTGCTTGAACGAAACTGTGATCGCTTGAGATATGGCCATAGTTTATTGTCCTCCAGTTAAAGTGTTTTCGCCTAGTGGACTACCAGGAAACTTATAGTCAGTTCTTCTTCTTCTACGAGCTTCATTATTGATAGCAGCCACACTTTCGGCATATCTTTGTTTATAGATATTATAGTCTTCTATGTTCTTTGTAAAGAGATTTGCTTCAGCTAGACTACCATATAAAAGAGCATCAGGAGCATTGTCTGTATACCAATTAGTTGTATTAGTATTAGATAACGGATTAATTCTTCCTTGATAACCTAATTCCATAGTATAAGCAGCATCTGGAGTAGGAGCCACATATAATGTAGTATCATCAAAATTAGCAAAATATCGTGGTTGAGATGTAATAGAAGCATTAGGCCAATACTCTTGTAGATATTCTATTGGTTTAATTTCTAAAAATACTCTGTTTCCATCACTATTTATAATATTTAAATAGTTTAAAAGCATCGGTTCAATAGCAGATGGAAGTGTTATAAACCTATCTCCAACAGTCATTGAAGAAGTAACATTTTCATTAAAACCTACTGGATCAATATCTCTTGATAATTTAGTTTGAGTATTATCTATAAAAGTATCTAACTGAGCGTTAAAGTCAGTTCCAGTATTTTCGGCCCAGGTTTGTATATCAGTCTTTAGACTGCTGTACGTCATCGGCATTTTTATCTGCTCCTTTTACATCAAATTTGCTCCATACATTGCCTCTAAAAGCATAAGTACCATAATGAGTTAATGGACTTGTAACATCAGCATGTATTTTGCCACCTATCTTTTGCCATAAACGACAAAAAGCATAATCTTCTGATAGATATCTATTACTTTTTTCATCAATAATACAGTCAAAAAATGCGTAACAATTATTACTAGAAAAACGTTCATTGTTAATAATTTGATCTGATGTATATTTAAGATTAGGATAAGCTTCTTTCATTTTATAAAATACTTCTTTTTTAATACACATAAAACCAGTTGCAGCGTCCATAACTTCGGTAAAACCTTTTTTAACAGATATATTTAAAGGTTCTGCGAAATTTAAATTATACCCTAAAGCTTTTTGTTCTAAATCTTTTACTTCTCCTTTTTTAACAAAAGCATCTACTGATTTCCAATCAATAGATTTTCTAGGATAAATTCCACAAGCAACGTCATAATCACTATTTAATAATTTATAAATAGCTTCTCCACCGAATCCTATATCACTGTCTATAAACATTAAATGAGTAAATCGTTCTGGATCTTTTTCATCAGCATCTAAAAATTGTGTTACTAAAGTATTTCTAGCTCTAGTAATTAAGCTCTCATTACCCATAGTATTTAAATGCATTTGAAATTTATATTTATTAGCAACTCTAACTGTATCTAAGATTCCATGTAGATACGCTTCTGTAAGTTGGCCACCATAACATGGTGTTGCGACCATTACACCTAATTTTTTATTTTCCATTATGTTACTACTGTAACATTTCCTACATCAGTTGATAACAAATTTGTGCTTGCTTGTGCTATACCTATATTAGAAACAGAACCTGATGTAGAAGGGTAGATTAGCTCTATTTGATCAGGAACACCTCCCGTTGCAGCTAAATTGGCTTGAGGTCTAGCATTTTGTAAAGATTGTGCATCTGTAAAATAAGTTAAATCTAATTGTGGTTGTTTTGGTTCAAATTCAGAAGTATGTACTAAAGCTCCTGTCCATTCAAATACCATTTCGTTATAGGGAAATTCCATACCAGAACGATCAGATATAGCTCTAGCATTACGACCACTTGAAAATTTTTGATGTGGTGCTCTATGAGGTTTATTACTTCTATCTGCAAAACGTGGCATTAGTTATAATAACTCGTACTAGGTAATATTCTAGTAGAGGGTGAGTCATCTCCTGCTATTAATCTTTCATAAGCTTGTTCATAATCTAATTTTAATTCAGCTCTAGTATTAATATCTATACCTGGTCTTTTTTTAGATAAATAATAAGCAAGTCCTGCGCACATACATTCAAAAGCTCTAAATGGAATATCTAAATTTTGTTCTACGCCACTAACAGTTGAAGCAGTAACATCTTGAATTTTTCTCATTCGATAATATCTTAAAGTGTAAGCTTGATCAGGCGTTGGATAAATTAAAACTTGTGGAGTATTTAATCTTTGTAAATAAAATTGAGTAGGTCTTGATTGTTGAGTTTTATTTGAGATAGCAGCATAATCGTTTATACCAAGTCTAGTCATACTATACTCTGTTGATCCATCTAAGATATTAGCATTAATAATATCTATTGTATCATAATCAAGTGTATAAGTATTCGTTCCCTGAGTAAGAGATAAATCTTTTAATTCAACTGTCCATTGATTGTAACCACGATTAGCCCAATCACTAAACATAATATTTAAACTACGTCTTGCTGATCGAACATCATAGCCTAAAATAGGATCACCTCCTATTCTATCAAAAGCTTCCTGTATAACATCGTTTACAGTTAAATTATATGTTGCTGTACCCGAAGTAGCCATTATGCAAAAAATACTGTTACGCCACCGACATTAGTTAAATTCGCTTGTAAGTTTGAAGTGAATTTTACTCCTTCGTCTGGTAAACTAATATTAATTGGACCACTATCAGCACTTGCTCCTGTAGTTACTTCAAATTTAGTAACATCTCCATCTGCAAAAACAACGCTTCCTGATGCTGCAGTTGGAGTAATAATAAATGCTTTTAATCTAGTTGGTCCTCCAAATAATGCTACATTCGATCCTGCTGTCGATGTACTATTTGCAAAAATATCAGATCCTGCCATATTTTCCTCCTTATATTAAACCTAGTTTTCTTAATTGATCGTATAGTATATCAACTCTATTTGTTTGGCTACTAGGTTGTTGTATTAAGCCTTGCAAATATTGTTTTTGTTGAATTGCTCCTAAATCCATAGCTGGTAAGTTTAAATCTTTAGTAGGCCTAGTTAGCATAGATGTATCTGGTTTAATAGTTACAGGTTCACTATCTTCACCAAATGTTTTTAATACTTTACCAATTCTATCTAATTTTTTATCTAAATCGTCTTTTTCACCTTTTTGTTTTTCTTCTTCTATTAAAATCTGTTCTCCAGTTTTAGTTTGACCTGGATAATCTTCTATACTAGCAATATCTTTTTGTTCTTGAGTTGCTGTATCTTCATATTCTTCTTTAGCTTTTTGAAATTCTTTATATTTTTCTATTGATGATATTTCTTCATCTTGTTCTTTATCACCAGTTTTACCAAAATTTTTTAGAGCTTCACCTAATTCTCTAAGTCTTTCAAACATAATTTCTCCTAGTTATGAGGGCCCGAAGGCCCTCTAAAACTATATTAGCTTAAATTGTTATTTTGTAAATACATTACAGTAACAGTTGCGGCACCAGTAGTACCATCACCATCTGTACCTGTAAAATACGCAACAACATTTGCGTCAGTTGTACCGATATCAGTAGCTTCTGTATCTAAAGTACCTCTAGTAGTACCCGTAGCTTTTACATTTGAAGATGGAATAAACGCATCAACATCTGCAGCAGTTCCTACAGTTACAGTAGCAGCATTAGTATCATTACTTACAGTTGTTACGTTTAAAATAACATCTACAATTTGTGAATTAGCTGGAATAGTTGCAACAGTAGTATTAGCCGAAGCACCAATAATATCAATTACACCAGATTGTGCCATAACGACTTGACCGGTATTTTTAATATCAGATCCTAAAGTAGTACCTGTAGTTTCTTTAATAGTTCCAGCTTTAATTGGGCCGGAAAATGTAGTTGTTCCC